CTTTATCCATTACCCTCAGAAAGTGTCTCCACTTGCTGAACGGTTTGGTGTTGGTTCTGAGGCCGATAAGCTTTTCGGCATCACCTTGACCCCAGATGTTCTCTGGGAGCTCGCACCCTGGAGCTGGGCCATTGACTGGTTCTCGAACACTCAAGAGGTTCTTACGAACCTCACGAATTTCGAGATCAGCGGCCTGATTATGAAGTACGGTTTCATAATGGAAGAAAAATCCACGACTGAAACCCTCTTCATGCCCTCCACCGGTTTATCCGGTGTCTCTGGGCCGCCTCCTAATATCGTAAACGCTTCATGCGTAAAGCGACGTAAGGAAGCGAATCCCTTCGGGTTTGGCGTTGGTTGGGAGGGTTTAAGTCCCACCCAGCTCGCCATAACTGCAGCACTCGGGATCACTCGTTTGCTGTAGCAATTGCATTGCTAACCATCAAACTCGCAATCCTTTGCGAGAGTTAAAGGAGCACGCCATATGGCATTCTCAGATCCACAAAAAGTCAAAGTCGACGGTAGTACCGAAGTGACGCTTCCTCGAGTAAATTCGGGGAACTTCGCCTCTCAGTACGAGTCGGCTGACTCTCTGATCAACTTGAAGATTTCGACGGCTAATGGCCGCCGGAAACGACATGTTGCTCGGATAGATCTGTCGAAGATCATCGCTAGTACCCTCAACCCATCACAGAATGAAGAAGCTTCTGCTTCTGCATATATTGTGGTGGATCGCCCCCTTTCGGGGTATTCGAATGCCGAACTGAAGAAACTGGTTGAAGGCCTTGTTGGCTTTCTCTCAGCTTCGTCTTATTCGGCTACGGAAAAGTTGCTTGGAAGTGAGTCCTAATAAGGACTTACCGCCCTGCATCTGCGATCATCGCTTTGGCTGGATGTCTGGACTTCACGATTTATTTCGTGTTGCACAGCATCTTGTCATAGCTAATGGACGAAGGGAGATGATCAGAGAAATGTCGAAAAACGACTATAATTTCTCTGTCCTCTTGGTTCTGCTTGTCGTAATACTTGGTATTACTGGCATAGCAGCCCTTGGGGCTTTGATGATGTTCATGACTGCGTTTATGTAAACGCAGTTGCCATGGATGTCGAGAGCCGTCTGGCTTAGGAATAACACCTCTATTTAAGGAGGGCTATTGAAAAGCCTAACGTTGCTCTGGGAAGTGATGGCAAAGGAATTTGCCATCCGATGTTGCACTAGCGCCACCAAGGACATTGAGACCGTCCTTGGTCGAACTAAACACGAGGGGATATCGTTTCTCACGATTTCCCTACCTTCCTTCGGAAAAGACTTCCAAAAAAGTCTTGACCAAGGGATTGTTGATCACAACTCTTTCCAAGGTTTTTCTTGGAGAGCAGGTCTCCCCCGATTTCTCGGAGGTTTCCTTGATCGTGTGTTTAGTCGCGATAGTGGCGTGTTAATCGATGAGCCATGTGTGGAGGCAATTCTTGCCATTAGACAATTGACTTTGATCTATAGCAAGATCTTGCTCCCATGCTCACCAGCACGGGAAAGAGATGCCATGCGTGGTTATATCGATTGTGATAGAGAGGTTAAGGAAAGTGACGCGATGTTGGATTCATCAGATTTTGATGACTTCCACCGCGTCTCTAACCTTTTGTTTAGTAATGTGTTTTCATCGTTAGATAAGTTAATCTATGACGAAGACGTCGTTCCTAAACACGGCCCGGGTTCAACCGCTGATAAACTAATGGGTAACCAAAAGTTTAAAAGCGATTGCTGGACCGACCGGTTACAAGAAGTTTTCTCGGTTGAGAATTTCTTGGTTCCAAATGCACGTTATGCGCATGAGGACCGGTTTACCTTTCTAGAACCTGGTGCTGAGCAACCCGTTAGGGTTATATCAGTTCCTAAGACGCTAAAAACCCCTCGGATCATTGCAATTGAGCCGTCTTATGTGCAGTACGCACAACAGGCGATTCTTGAGCCTCTGATCCAGTTGCTTGAGAGTGATTCTATTCTCAAGTCTCTTCTCGGCTTTACCGACCAGGTCCCTAACCAGGAACTGGCCAGAATTGGCTCTGAAGATGGTCTTACGGCCTCACTCGACTTGAGTGAGGCGTCAGACAGGGTTTCTAATCAGCTTGTTCGTAAAATGGTTTCAAATTTCCCTTCATTGCTTAAAGGGTTAGATGCTACCAGATCTCGAAAGGCTGATGTACCTGGTTTTGGCGTTATACGCCTGGCCAAGTACGCCTCTATGGGTTCTGCTCTTTGCTTTCCGATTGAGGCCATGGTCTTTTTGACCTTGATCTTTCTTGGAATAGAGAAAGAGCATAACACGCGCTTTACCAAGAAGGAGCAATTTTGTTCCTATCTTGGCCGGGTGCGAGTCTACGGTGACGACTTGATTGTCCCCGTAGATTTTGTGGAATCCGTGAATCTCACTCTTGAGCATTTTGGTGCTCGAGTTGGTGAGACCAAGTCTTTCTGGATTGGAAAATTCAGAGAGTCTTGTGGAAAGGAGTACTACAACGGACATGACGTAAGCATTGTCAAGTTCCGGCGTAGTTTTCCTACCTCACGGTCAGACGCTCAGGG